GGTCAACCTGTTCGTTGTAGTCATCCTCCGGCCACATCGCGAACTCACGCATACACGATTCAGCCAACTCAATGTACTCATCGTCCGTGATGCCGATCTTGACGAACTGTAGGCGTTTAACTATTGACTCATACTCAAGCGGTGCGAACCATATACCATCCTCCTGCCGGAAACCGCGCTGGAGGAAAGTGAGGTGTTCAACCGGCTGCACACAAATTGGATTTTTGTGTGGGTCGGTCTTATCACCATTGGTTAGCATCATACCTAGCCTCTTCATCGATGTCGCAAGCATACTGGAGTCTATAGCCCGAATATCGTTGTGGAACGTCAGGATGCTATCGTCCCCATACTCGTACAGCTTGAACAACTTGGAAATGATTATGGCTGCCTCTAGTGAAACTTCCAGGAACTGTGACTCGTAGTGCACACCTTCCTTTTCACAATCGACAGGTGACTTGGTGGTCATGCCGACAATACCTGGATCAGTGCGCATTATGATGTCAGTTATACCTAACTGTGTCACCAACTCTTGTGCCACTCCATTGAGCTCGCCTGTGAACGGTTGTCCACTTGGCCCACTGCCACTCCACTTCACAACAACACCGTGCATGATTTGGTGTGAGTACACAACTTGTCCCCTAAACCAGCGACGCAACGCCTCTTGCTTCTCATCACCTGCTGGGGAAATATTGTCAAACACGTCAAAGGATGCTTCAAGAATCTGCGCAGACAGGCTCTTGTCAAACCCCTTGTAATCATTGGCGAGGCCGCCGCCCTGCAGGCGAATACTCTCCGCCAAGGTGCCCCACTCGGTTATGGACTTTATACCAATGCAGTTGCCATTGTGTATGCGCGCGCTCTTATGGGAGATGGCATACTTAACGTCACCGTACGCCATACGGCCAATAACTAGCAGTTCGAGAGGGCAACCCGAAACGCAGCGCACCTTACCTGGCTTTACGGCCTCATCTTTGAAGAACTGTGAGAAAGCAACGTCTGGAGACAACCCTGCGAGTATGTCGTCAATTAAATGATCAACATGCTCGCGGAACAACATCATTGTGGGAGTGCTGAAATCAACTTCGCCTTCCGGACCCATAATGTTCTTCTTTCCCTCACCTTTGAACATCGAACCTAGCACATATCCCGGGGAGCTTTTACGCTTGACCTGGGGCAACCACTCGCCATTGCCAGCGACTGCTTCCTCGAAACTGAGCAGCCCGGGTTTCTTCTCTGGACACGACAAAAGTATCTTTGAACTAACCGCCAGAACAGCATTCGCGACTGCCAATTCAGGCAACACAACACCTGGGGTACTGTACGCGTTTCGATTGTCATCACCCTTGGTAAACCCAGCGTAATCATCTGACTTGGCGAGGGGCTCCGAAATGACCTTCTTCGTCTCCTCTACGTAACCACGTAGTTTGGAATGCATACGGTCAGACTTATGTGGTTTGTCCGCTGGGAAACCAATTGCAACAATATCATGGTCTATGACCTTGGATGCAATCATCAACTCATCGGAAGCCTCTTCAATTGGTTCATAAGCGATGCCAGACTTTCCTGTGAACAGATTGAATGGCTTTGGTAAGTCTTCCTCGGGTACGACCAACTCGTCATCCAAAAGGTTGTGTCTCAACACGCCACCAAAGCCCCAGGTGGAATCAGCACCCGCCACATGAACGGCCACCAAGGTTGGGGCACCGGACTTTGCTTCCAACAAAAACACGGGTAAACCGCAATCGCCATTCTTATTGCCCATACTTCTGTAGTAGATGACATCAGCGCTGTTACCACTGTAGTCCAAAGTGCCATGGTATGATGCCCTGCCATAGCTCGTGGTAACTGCATGCTGAACGCTTTGACGTATAGTCATCGCAATTGGCATGTCGGTACCCCTAACTGGACCCGTG